CCACAGGTTATACACAAGGCTCCATGTTGGCACGGGTATTGCATGGGTAAAGAGTGAGTATGCCATAGGATACCTATAGCCACATATTGGCACAGATATTGCATGACACAAGCGTACACAAGTTGGCACGATTATTGCTACGCGTACACGCGCGTATATATAAAGGTATATTGTAGTCATGCATTAGGCGCATATAGTTTTAATAGGTCATGCATAAAAAGCATTGTACTCTGGCTATCAATTTGATAATATGTGCATACATTCATTGATATAGGTAGGTAGGTAGTTATGACAAAGCTAACAACAATCAAGCAAGCTAAGGCACTCGCGGCTGATCTAGTGGAAGGTACAGCAGTTAAAACCAAAGTTACCGACATAGTAAGCGAGCTATACAACGTACACGTTTCTACTGGGAAGGGTGCGGAAAAGGTACTAGTAGCACTCTGGGAAGGTTGCGCGGTTGATAAGGCATCACTAGCAGTTATTCGGTCAATCTTTAATAGAGTCACTAAGCGGATACATAAAGAGTTAGACATTGATAAACGCGCTATGGTGGTCAAAGATGGAAAGCTAGTTGAGGCACAGTTGCGCGGTTCTAGTAAAGGCAAAGGCACTGGAGGCGGTGAAGGTGAAGGTGATGGCAGTGAAGCACCTGTAGGTGCAAGTGTAATAGCACCTAATGGTGAAGCGGTGACACCCATTGAAGCACTCGCGGAGGCCATCTTTCAAGTATCGGCATATGCTGAGGAATTAGCCAAGGTAGAAAAAGATGCAGAGTTGGCTAGTGCAATTGCAACCGCTGATCTGGCCTTGATTGAAATTAAGAATAGATTAGAGGAAACATTGATTCCACTAGATAAAGTAGCATGATAGCTATATACTAGATGCCGTTAAATACTAGCGGCATTTATGAATAGAGTTATAACAAGTTACAATTACTGGAGTAATACAGCATGATTAAATTGTCAGAGATAAAAAGCAGTACGTTGATAAATTCAGCGGCTAAACAATGGGCTATTGATAATCTAGACTATTTGAATAAGCCTATAAGGTTTTTCGGTAGCAGTCTAAAGGTTGAAAAAGGTTCAGATAAATACGATACGTACATTATGTATCTACAACCTGCCGATAAGGTAGCCACTGAATCGCTATGCAAATTTGCAGACTTGGCCGGATGCAAAAAACCGTGCTTAATATCTAGCGGCCAATTGGGTATGAGTACAGGACAGAATGCCGCTACTAAACGCACCATATTAATGCTATTACGTCCTAATCTGTTTGAGAGTGCTTTGTTGTCAGAGATAGACAAAGCGGAACGCAAAGCGTTAAAAACTGGCATCCCTGCATTATTCAGATTAAACGGCACTAGCGATCTAGATTTTAGTGCTATCATGGCTCAACGTCCAAACTCTATGTTTTATGATTATACAAAAATATTGAGTAGAGTACGTAAGAATGCCCTTGATAATTATGATTTAACATTTTCGGGTAGTATGTACAGCGTACAAAGTAAAACCGCATTACGGAAAGCAGTAGCGTCAAAGTATCGCATAGCTATGGCGTACAATACCAAGGGTTTAGCGGATGATGGATTACAGATTAATCACAGTCTAAAATCATTTGATACTACAGACCTGCGCCATTTAGATGATAACGTAGTTGGCACGTTGACGCGTAAAGGTAGCAACAAAAAGGAACGCGCAAGAGATAATTTGCGGCCTGATTCGTTCTTTGTGACTAGTGCTAACGTACTAGAATTTAATGAAATAATAGCTGTTGGAGGCTAAACAATGACAACATTAAAAGTAGTGCCAAAAGATGCAGATAAGCCCTCATTAGAGGCAATGCAAAAATTTGTTAAGGGTAGGATAGAAATAGTATATCTATCTAATGGTGATCATTTAATCATTAATGAGGAAGGATTACTGGAAGGCTTAGAGCCTAATACTGAGGCAACTCAATTATGGTGGGACGATGTTGGCATTAATAACGTGTTGGAGCATGGTTTGCCGCCATTAGTTGGAGACATTTTGCTTGTTGAGGGAGGTTTAGAGTAAGCACCACAAAGCCTTTAATTTACATTCTAAGGCTTTCTAGTGTTTATTAGTAGGGTAGTATAGCCTGACCCATTAAATAGGCTTAGAATGGATTATATGAGGTTTTAAGGCATGAATAAGTTAAAGCGTATGATTTTTGAGACTAATCTAGCGGCCTATGTTGTGTTGCTTTGGGTGGGTGTAACTATTGGCTATATGTTAGCCACAAACTTAACATAAGGAAGAATGATATGAAAGATTTAAATCCACAATTATTGTTAAAAAATGGTACAACCTTGAGCGTTCAGGCTAGTGAGTTCCACTACTGTATTCCTAGAACTGACGACCTAAAACACTGGGAGGATTATTGCACAGTGGAAGTAGGTTTCATCACAGACAGTACAGGACAGCAGGTCAATCCCCCAGAATCTTGGAGGGATTATGCGGATGATGGTTTCCCATCTGATGTTTATGGTTTTGTACCAGTAAGGTTAGTAAAAGATTTTATTAGTTTGAAAGGTGGCGAGGTTAACGATGAACAATAACAGAGAACCCGAAAGTGATTTTTGGTCATGGTTAGGCGTGGCAGTTTTAATGGGAGTCTATATAATGGCTAGTACGTTGGAATTTTTTAGCTTAATTCCTTGATTTATAACTTGTTACAACTACTGAGGTGATTTATGCAGATTGAAGGATTGACACAAAAAGAGATAGTAGCGGCACAGTATGGCGCGCTGTCTCGCTTAGGGGATGAGAGAACCTATGCCCAGAATTTGGTCTATGATAAGGTTAGGCGCGAACACTTAGCTAATGTTCATATGGAGGGCTTAGAGAGTGTTTATGCTTGCAGACCTTTCACGGAGCATTCAAAGCAGGTTATGCGAGATAAAGCAGTTTCATTTATGGCAACTGTTTATGGGGTGGAGTTATGAACTGGAATTTGGGTAAGTATATTTTAGCAGTTGAGTGGCGTAATGGTACAGGATTGGACATAGAGTTTGTCAGTAGTCGTCCTGTATGGTGTTGGGAAGCAGACGGAGAATTAGGGGTTGCACCCTTTAGTGGGACAGTGATTCTCTTGCCTCTCTTGGTCATTACGTTTGGTTACGTTTACAGGATAGAGGAACTACATAATGAGTAGGATTAAGGAACGCTTGATCGGGTATGAGGGAGGTAATGATAACGACATTAGACCTATTACCCGATTGATTGACGAAATGGTTGAGTATGAGATGTTAGCCATGACATTACAGGAGGCGCGACAACGCGCAGAGGATAGCGTTAGGGCTTACTACAACACCCTGACAGCCAAAGAGTTTTTAGACCAACATAAGAGGGCTTTTAGCCATGAGTAGATGTAAAGCGTGTGACGTTATAATGAATGAGTTTGAGATGAGAAGGATTGACAGAGCGACAGGGGACTACTCAGAGTTATGCTCTGACTGCCTGTCAGCATCCAATGAGGCAACAAGGGAGATAGACAGCCCTATGCAGATCATTCTTGATGATCTTGTCAATCCCTTTGAATTCCTAGCGGATATGGAGGAACAATAATGGAAATTAAATTAGGACAATATGAAGTGTTAGAGGCGATAGAGGAATACGTCAAAAAGAACTATGGTTTTGACCTAGACTGTTATAATCAGCTAGAGGAGTATCCAACAATATCATATCTTAAACGTATCCATGCTCCAAAGAAGCACAAAAACGGCAAGGTAATGAAACATCCAGACTACGGTTATGTGCTGAGTGAGGTTGTAAAGACTGAACAAAAGTATATTTCCTTTGGTGAAGATTGTGATGTTAGTTTTTACATAACAGGGGAGTAGAAACGTCCCCCATTACCCATAAGGAGTATAGTATTCATTTGATGAATAATGGGTATAACTTTGAATGATTGAGGTTATGCCCTAATTCATGTTATACTATACTTATGTATTAAAGGAAAAATATTTAATATATAATTATAGTATTAACCAAACGATTCTTAAGTTATAACAAGTTACAAAAGTTATACATAAGGGTCATTCACTAAGCTAGAGAAAAAGAGGTAGTAACTATGGCAGTATTAGAAGGTCTATTAGCGTTTGAAAACTTGGAAGAGCATGAGATGTATCAAGGGCAGTCAACTGGTAAGTATTCAGTTGTCCTAACCTTGGATGAGTCAACTGCTGACGAGTTGGAAGGCAAAGGTGTTAAGTTGCGTGAGTATGAGGGCGCAAAGCAACGGAAGTTCTCAACTAAGTACAGTGTGCCTGTGCTTGATGCTGATGGTGGTGCTTTCAAAGGTCGCATAGGCAGAGGGTCTAAGGTTCGTGTACTATGGGCAGAAGGTCAGCCCCATCCTGTACATGGGATGGCTACCTACCTTAATAAGATCAAGGTCTTAGAGGTAGCGGAAGATACTGGTGGAGAGGACTTCTAGATGACATCCTCGTTTGTCAGGCATGAGCCATGCCCTAAGTGTGGCTCAAGGAATAACTTGGCGAGGTATTCCGATGGTCACGCCACCTGTTTTTCAGGTGGTTGTGACTACTACGAGAAAGGTAACGGTCAGGTTATAGAACAAGCAACACAACGAAAAGCGAGGCATTTGGAAATGACAGGAACAGTAGCGGCAATCCCTGACAGGAGAATAAGTCAAGAGGTGGCTAAGAAGTACGGAGTCACCGTTGAGTTTGCCCCTGATGGGAAGGTCAGTAAACATCATTACCCATACCATGATAAGGACTCAGGTGCAGTGTTAGGCACTAAGGTACGCATCGTGGACAACAAGAACTTTTATGCTACAGGAGAATTTAATAATGTTGGGTTGTTCGGTCAACAAGCTTTCAAGAGTGGCGGTAAGTACATTACGGTCACAGAGGGCGAGGCAGACGCACTTGCCGTTCACGAAATGTTTGACGGAAAATGGCCTGTTGTCTCCATTAGAAGTGGCGCAAGCGGAGCATCAAAAGACATTAAAGAAAACCTTGAGTGGTTAGAGTCCTTTGAGAATGTGGTCATATGTTTTGATGCGGATAAAGCAGGGCAGTTAGCGGCTAAGTCAGTCCTTGATTTGTTCACCCCTAACAAGGCAAAGAATGTTGTATTATCCATGAAGGATGCGGGGGATATGCTCAAGGCTAACAAGGTCACTACCTTTGTTCGTGAGTGGTGGAACGCTAAGTCATATCAGCCCGATGGAATCATTGCAGGTAGTGAGACTTGGGATTTAATCATCAAGCAATCCGATGTTAAGTCCATCCCCTATCCTTGGGCTTGTCTGAATGAGTACACCTACGGATTCCGTCCGCGTGAGTTAGTCACAATCACTAGTGGCAGTGGCATGGGTAAGTCTCAAATGGTACGTGAGTTAGAGCATTACCTGTTAGGTGCTACGGAGGACAACATAGGCATCCTAGCGTTGGAAGAGGACATACCTAAGACAGCATTAGGCATCATGTCCATTGAAGCTGAGAAGCAACTACATCTTAACCAATCTATCTCTGAGGAAGAGAAGAGAAGGTATTGGGATAAGACGTTAGGCTCTGGGCGCATCTATATGTTTGATCACTGGGGTTCTACTAATGAGGACAACCTACTTGGGCGCATACGTTATATGGCTAAAGGGTTGGACTGTAAGTGGATCATCCTAGATCACCTGAGCATTGTGGTTAGTGATCAGGACAACGGTGACGAGCGTAAAGCCATCGACAGCATTATGACTAACCTTAGAAAGCTAGTTCAGGAGACAGGTGTAGGGCTATTCCTAGTATCACACTTGCGTAGACCTAGCGGATCAAAGGCGCATGAAGATGGCGGTAAGATTAGTTTAGGAGAACTCAGAGGTTCAGCGGCTATTGCACAGCTAAGTGATATGGTCATTGGACTTGAACGAGATCAGCAACACGCTGACCCTGAGACACGGAACACCACAACAGTTCGTGTACTCAAGAACAGATTTGTTGGACTCACTGGTGCGGCTTGTTACCTTTACTACGATAAAGAGACAGGTCGGATGATTGAAACTAGTTGCCCTATGGGTGAAGAATCGGAGTTTTAAGCATGAAACAGTTTGTACTTGACATTGAAGCCAATGGCCTTGACCCTGATACCGTGTGGTGTATTGTTGTGCAACAAATAGGACACGATGATTCCCTTACTTGGTCAGGAGATAGACTACCTGAATTTATAACTTGGTTACAACTTCAGGACGAGTGCGAACTAATTGGTCACAATCTTATAGGATATGACATACCTGTACTGGAGAAACTATTAGCGGTAGACTTTAGCAAGTGTAAAATAACTGACACACTGGTAATGTCCCGATTAGCTAATCCATCAAGAGAGGGTGGTCATTCCTTAGATAACTGGGGTACTGTGCTTAAATGCCCCAAAGGAGATCATAATGTTTGGGATGTTTTTTCGTATGATATGTTGGAGTATTGTATACAGGATGTTAGAGTTAATACGTTGGTGTACAAGAGATTGCTTTCTGAACTTAGAGGTTTTGAGCCTGAGAGCATTGATCTTGAGCATCAAGTACAGAGCATTGTTACTCAGCAGATTAAAAATGGTTGGCTCTTAGACCAAGGAAAGGCATATAATTTATTGGCTACATTAAAGGAGAAAAAGAATGACCTTGAAGACGAAGTATTATCAACTTTCAAACCGTTACCTACATTCATTAAGGAGATCACGCCTAAGATTAAGAAGGACGGTACGCTCTCTGTTGTAGGTCTAAAGTTTCTGGGTGATCAATGGGAGACAGTAGTAGCACCCTTTAGTCGTATAGATTTTCCCATCTTTAATCTAGGGTCAAGACAGCAGATAGGTAGACATCTACAATACTATGGATGGAAACCTAAGCAATTCACTGAGACAGGACAGGCCATCGTTGACGAGGCGGTGCTAGGTACAGTGAAGGGCATACCACAGGCCGCTTTGATAGCTGAGTATCTTATGATACAAAAGCGTGTGGCTCAGGTTCAGAGTTGGTTGGAGGCTGTTAAGGAGGACGGAAGAGTACATGGATATGTCAACGCCAATGGAGCAGTGACAGGACGTATGACTCATTCAAGTCCTAACATGGGTCAAGTACCTGCGGTAGACAAGCCGTATGGTAAGCAGTGCAGGGACGTATGGACAGTACCAGAAGGTTACAAACTTGTAGGTATGGACGCAAGCGGTCTTGAGTTACGGATGCTTGCACATTACATGAACGATGAGGGCTATACAAATGAAATTCTCACAGGAGACATTCACACGGCAAATAAGTTGGCTAGCGGCCTTGAAACTAGAAACCAAGCAAAGACTTTTATATACGCTTTCCTTTATGGAGCAGGAGATTCCAAAATCGGAAGTATCGTTGGAGGAAGTGCAAAGGATGGTAAACGACTTAAGGAAAAATTCCTTGCAAATACGCCATCTCTTGGAAGACTACGAGAACGAGTTGGAGTGGCATCTGGAAGAGGCTATGTTCTTGGCTTGGATGGGCGAAGGGTCTATGTACGGTCACAACACGCGGCACTGAATACTTTGTTGCAATCCGCAGGGGCTGTTGTTATGAAGAAAGCCTTGTGTTTGTTGGATGAGTACGCAACTAAGTGGAACATTAACTATAACTTTATAGGAAACATACACGATGAAATCCAGACAGAGGTTAGAGAAGAGAAAGCAGAGGTTTTCGGAAGGCTTGCAACCAGTTGTGTCGAAGCCGCAGGACTCCACTACAAACTCAACTGCCCCCTCGCAGGGGAATTTAAAGTTGGAGATAGTTGGGCAGACACCCACTGATCTATTACCTGCTAATCCTATGGGCAATAAGATAAGAAAACCTGAAAGATATAGATTTGAAGAGGGAGAGTGGTGGTATTATTATCCAGAAAGTGGTACTAGCATTGAATCAGGAAACCATATTAAAGAAAGAGCAACTACTTTAAGACGTAAGTTAGATAAGATTAATACAGAAAAGAAAAAGCATATGTATGTTAACGGTCAAAGGATTCCTAATACACACCCCTTGTACAAAGCAGGGAGATACAAAGGTTTTGAGGAAGCGGCCTTTAGTTCCTTGGAAAACTACAAGGAGAGTGCGGAAGGTGAGGTATACATTATCACCAACAAAGCTTGGGACGGTTGGGTCAAGGTAGGTATGGCTGTGGACGCTGAAGATAGGTTAAAAAACTATCAAACCTCTTCCCCTTTCAGAGATTATGTGTTATACTATAGTTATAAGACTGATGATAGACGTAAGGCTGAATCCAACGCCCACTCAAGATTAGAGCAGTTGTTTGAAAGGAATAACGAGTGGTTCAAATGTACACCACATGAAGCCAAGGGGGTTTTAAGTGAACAACAACAACAAGACAACGGATAACCTTGTTGCTGACATCTACGATCTAATGGTTAGTAAGGATGCTGATTCATCCGTAGACGTTGAAGCAGAGATTGATAAGTTTGGTGAAGGTGTTAAGGCTCTTATGCGTACAGAGTTTGGACAGGAGAAGCGTAAGGATAACCGTAAGCTACGCTTGTCTAACATCGGACGCACTGATCGCTACCTTTGGAATCATGTCAATGGTACTGAGGGCGAGGACATCTTACCACACACGTATGTGAAGTTTATGTACGGTCACTTGATTGAGGAGATGTTGTTATTCCTTACTCGTATGGCAGGACATAGTGTAACTGACGAACAGAAGGTATGTAAAGTTGAAGGTATTGTGGGTCACATGGACTGCAAGATTGATGGTGTTGTTACTGATGTCAAGTCAGCAAGCAGTTATGGGTTTAAGAAGTTCAAGGATGGATCGCTTGCCTTTGACGATCCCTTTGGTTATATTGATCAGATCAAGGCATACGCTCACTCAGAAGGAGACAGGAAGTTTGGATGGTTAGCTATGGATAAAGCTAATGGTCACTTAACCTATCTCAAGTATGACTTGGATGATGAGCAAGCACCCGTATATAAAGTTCTTTCTCAACAGGACATAACAGAGAGAGTACGCCACGTAAAAAAGCTAGTAAAGCACCCAGAGCCAGAGTTACTTTGTTACGAGCCTTTGCCCGATGGCAAGTCAGGCAACTTAAAACTCTCCGTTGGTTGCTCCTACTGTCAATTCAAAAAACATTGCTACCCAGACTTAAGAGTATTCAACTATTCCTACGCTCCTAAGTTTCTCTGTAAGGTAGTTAAGGAACCAAACGTACAGGAGATCATACTAGATGAAGAAGGTTTTTAGATCAGGACTTGAGTCTGCTCTTTATGATCAACTTAATAAAGAGTTTAAGTATGAGCCGTACAAACTACCTTATGTTATACGTAAGAATTATCTTCCAGACTTTGTACATGAAAGCAAGAAGATATTGATTGAGGCTAAGGGTTACTTTAGAGTTGGGGACACACAGAAATACACAGCCATAAGAGATTCTATCGGAGATTGGGAGTTAGTATTTGTGTTGTCAGACCCTAACAAAAAAGTAAGGAAGGGTAGCAAGATAACTATGGGGCAGTGGTGTGATAAGGAAGGCTTTGCTCACTTCACTGTGAAGACAACTAAAGAGTTACTGAAGTATGTGAGGAATAAAAATGTCACTAACACTTGAGGAATTAAAGGAAGAAGTAATCAGGGAGTATGATGTTGTTCTATTGTGTGAAGTGTTGGACATAACCCCTGAAGATATTTTAGATGCTTTTGAAGATCGTTTAATTATTAATAGAGATAAATTTACAGAGGATGATGATTATGAGACTGAATGATGCAACACCTGCTGATTGGGATAGAGTAGCTAGGGAACATCCTGCGATAGACCCTAATGATAGTGTAACATTAAAGCCTTATACTGATATGGCAATGGAGGAGGCTCACGATATAATCAACAAGCCAAAGCATTACAACACTGGTAACATTGAATGTATTGAAGCCATTGAAGAGTCCATGTCCTCAGTAGCATTCAAGGGCTACCTCAAGGGCAACTGTATGAAGTACCTGTGGCGTTATGATTACAAAGGAAGACAGGTAGAGGACTTAAATAAAGCTAAGTGGTACTTAAACAAACTAACCATTATGGTTTCCAAGGAGAATAGTTAATGGAACAGTATCAGTCTTTTATACATAAGTCTCGCTATGCTCGTTGGCTGTCCGATGAAAACCGTAGAGAGACTTGGGAGGAAACAGTACAGCGATACGTAGACTTCTGGGTAGGACGTAAGCAGATAGACAAGAGGACAGCCACTAGGCTTTATGACGCTATTCATGCTATGGAAGTTATGCCCAGTATGCGATGCTTAATGACCGCAGGTAAAGCCTTAGAGAAGGACAATGTAGCAGGGTTTAACTGTAGTTATCTGCACATAGATTCACCTCGTAGCTTTGATGAGTTGATGTATGTCCTGATGTGTGGCACTGGTGTAGGCTTTAGTGTTGAACGTAACTTCATCAACAAACTACCTGTGGTTGCTGAGTCCTTTCATCCTACCGACACAACCATAGTTGTAGCTGATAGTAAGATAGGTTGGGCATCTGCATTCCGTGAGTTGATAGCGATGTTGTACGCAGGGAAGATACCTAAGTGGGACACAACTAAGGTACGTCCATCAGGGGCACGTTTGAAAACCTTTGGTGGACGAGCGTCAGGTGCTGAACCCCTTGAGGATTTATTCCACTTCTGCGTAGGTGTATTCTCTAAGGCTCAAGGACGTAAGCTGACATCCATTGAGTGTCACGACATCTGCTGTAAGATAGCTGACATTGTAGTAGTCGGAGGTGTGCGTAGGTCTGCTTTGATTAGCCTATCTAACCTGTCCGACCCACGCATGGCTAAGGCTAAGTCAGGGGATTGGTGGAGACATGAAGGGCATCGTAGGTTAGCTAACAATAGCGTAGCGTACACAGAGAAGCCTGACTTTGAGTCCTACTTATCTGAGATGCAGACCATGTATGAATCCAAGGCAGGTGAGCGAGGTATCTTTAGTAGAGTTGCGGCACAGAAGATAGCCGCGAGGAATGGCCGTAGAGAGTCTGAGCAGGACTTTGGTACTAACCCTTGCAGTGAGATCATATTACGTAGCAATCAGTTCTGTAATCTATCTGAGGTGGTTGTACGTGCTGATGATACAGTGGAAAGCCTTAAGAAGAAAGTTGAAGTAGCTACGATCATCGGTACACTACAGTCTACCTTGACGGACTTCAGATACCTGAGAAACATTTGGAAAAAGAATACTGAGGAAGAGGCTTTGTTAGGTGTCAGCTTAACAGGCATCATGGACAACAAACTGTTGAACCAACAAACGGAGACCATTGCAGATGATTTGGGAATACTTAGAAGAGTTGCTGTTGACACGAATAAAAAGTGGGCTGAAAAGCTTGGCGTTAATCACTCTACAGCTATTACTTGTGTTAAACCAAGCGGTACTGTATCTCAGCTTGTTGATTCTGCCTCTGGTATTCACCCTCGTTTCTCTCCTAACTATATCAGAAGAGTACGTTCGGACAAGAAAGACCCACTTGCAATCTTTATGGAGGCCGCAGGTTTCCCAGTAGAACAAGATATAATGTCTAAGGAATCGGTGGTATTTAGTTTCCCTGTGAAATCCCCTGAAGGTTCTGTAACTGTAAACCAAGTAGGTGCAATGGAACAGTTAAAACTTTGGAAGGTTTATCAAGATCACTGGTGTGAGCATAAGCCAAGTATCACTGTTTATTATACAGATGATGAGTTCCTTGAAGTTGCTCAGTGGATTTGGGAAAACTTTGATACCGTTAGTGGTATTAGTTTGTTGCCAGTAACTGATCATGTGTATCAGCAAGCCCCTTACGAGGACATTAGTACTGAGAAGTATGATGAGTTAGTAGCACTAATGCCAGTTGGTATTGATTGGTCAAACTTAGAATACTTTGAGAAGGAAGACAACACTACAGGTTCTCAAGAGTTAGCGTGTACTGGAGGAGCGTGTGAGATAGTGTAGAGTTATAACAAGTTATAAAACTAGGGGCTTTAAGTAGCCCCTTTTTTATTCTTCTCTTGTTCTTGCAGACATAAGCCCCAAACCTGTCGGGTTCTCAAAGCCATGAGAAATCTTTGTGGGCTTTACAGTAGACATTTCTTCAAGTATATCTCTCGCGCTTTTTTCACCCTTTCTTTTTTCTGCCTCTGGCTTAGGTCTTTCCTTATACTCTCTACCTTGTTTTTCAATAGCTTTCTTAGCCCATTTATTACTCATTAAGTCTATGTGTATTGGGCCAGAAACTGCTAGAACATCTGTAGGTAAAGCCTTTTCTATTTGCTTTCCAACGACAGGTAGTTTCTCTAAAAAATTATGAACGTCTGACATATAAGCAGTAACACGCCCATTGGGTAATACTTTATAAATAGCGTTCACTCCTCCCTCTACTATAGCATCACCTACAAAACTACTCTGAACCCATAAGCCATTTTTCTTTACGTCTTCTGCTGATGTGCTTAATACTTTAAAACCGCTATCTTTTTTTCCTGACGCTTTAAGCAGGTCTTTATAAAGCTTATCAGTGGTAGGTCTTTTAGGTGAATCAGCAAGAACTTTTCTTATGTGTTTATTCACTGGGTTTTTAAAGGCCATGTCTTGTAGATGATCGCCCGATGCGCCACCACTAGGTCTTTTAAAAACTACCTGTGTAGGTCTGTTAGCTGTAATTCCCCAAGCTTTTGTGATATGGTCGTAAGCTTTCTCAGCATCTTTAGGAGATACATATTGTGTCTTACCGTTAAGTTTAGTTTTCGTGGCCTTCACACCTGATTTAAAAGACTCAACAGTAAGTGGTCTATACCCTTGTACAGTGCTAAACTTTTCAACGTCTATCAAAGAGTCAGATACATTACCTTTTCTTCCAGACTGTACGCCTAAGTGTCTATTATAGATAGCTTGGGCCATTGCTTTATCTAAATCTCTTGACGATGTTTCTTTGTTCTTTAACAAGTCTTTTATTTTCTGTTGGCTTCCTCTACTTATCCCTGTCTCAGCGTATAGTGCGCGAGAGTATGGGTTTAAAACACTATCAACCGCAGACGAAACACCCCCTGTTGCCCATTTACCTGCGCCTTTCACTCTTTCTGAAACAGGAACATTTTTCCCATAGTAGTTATCTATGTAGTTGCTAGTACCTGAAGCCCAAGCCCCTTTGTTTTTCTTTGCCGCACTTGAAAGTAATGAACCGCCTGTACCTACTGTGAAAATATTAACTATGTTCTTTACTTCTTGCCATTCTTTTGGATTCTCCCTAGCCCACTTAGCTACTGCTTTCCCTGTATCGCTATTGACTACTCCTGTGGTTTTTTCGTTTACAAAGTCTTTAACAAAATTAGGAACAGCCCACCCAACAGTAGCACTCAGTACCTCACCAACAGCATCACCTACAGCACCTGCGCCTTCACCAACAATGGTTGTCGCAATATGCATAGGGTCTCGTTGTTCAAGACCTATAAAATCTTTTTGTGGTTTGGCTGACTCTAAAATATTAGAGTATCTTTTCTCTAACGAACTTAGCATACCTTTTTGTTCAGCCATTTTTAATCCTTGTTCTCTTGTCGCTCGTTGTAAGCTTCAGCACCACCACCGAACCAACTGTATAACAACGGCCCGACTAAAGGTATTCCTCTTAGTACAGGTTTAAAGTCAGCCTCTTCTTCAGCAGTCAACTCCATACCTAACGTAACAACAGCATCTATAATAGGAGTGGCAGGAGTAATGTAACTAGCCGCACCTTCCACTAGTTTACCTTGTTGTAAATACTTGGTATAATTATACTGGTTTAAACCGTATGCTCCTAGCAAAGCCCACAAAGATTTAGAAGGTAAATCCTCTGGTCTGACTTCCCTTCCTAAGAGAATGTCCTTAACAGACTGAGTGGATACGTTAGCCGCACTGATATACCCTGCAAGTAAAGCCGCGTTCTTAGAGGCTTGATACTTGTTTCCCTTAGCCCACTCTTGTATGACTTCTCTGCGTACAATGTCTAACTGCTTTAAGGTAAAAGATTTAAGCATATATAATATTCTACCGTTAGGCGCACTAAGGTAAGCTTGTGGCATCTCGCTTAGAGAAATAGGTTGTACATCCGATAGCTGATTAAAAGACCACAGCTTAACATTATCAGAAAGTCTACCTGCTTTAAGGTCAGCGATAAAGGAGTCTGTTTCATCCCCTAACATATCTTTAACTTCTCTTCTTAAAGCTTGTTCTCCTTTAGGAGTCTTCACCATTCCTTTAGCTTTCCTTAGTGAGGCATTAATAAAAGTTTCTTTACCTAACCTATCAACCCTTTTAAAACCTGCAACACCCATCAGTTTATTTAAAGCTTTAGCAGTAGCGCGTTGATCTCCTAGTGCAAGTTCTTTAGCAATTAAATCATCTATTCCTAAATCAACTATCTTTAAATCTTTAGTTTTAAACATAGCACCAATAGTATTTCTAAAGCCTTTAAGACCTGACGCTACACCTAAGTCACCAAACTGAGTGATGGCTGATATAGGGTTAGCAATAGTTCCCATGTAGCCCAAGTCTCTGACTGTGGACATTCCTTTAGAGGGGGTTTGTTCTCCTCCTATAAACCTAGCACTCAACATTTCCTGCAAAGGTAGTTCATCTTCAACCCTAATCTGCCCTTCGTCTTTAAGGTCAGTTATTATTTTTCCTATAGACCTATCAGCGTCAAAGTCTCCTGATTCATTTATCACGTAGTTGTCTTTCTTACCTGCCCTACCCATAAACTTTCTTTTCTCTATATCATTGACAGCATTACGAATATACATTGACAGAGATTCTTCAGGGGATGCATAGTTTTCCAATAGCTTATCGTCTAACTGAGTCATGGTTCTTTGCTTGACAAAACGCGGCTTACCACCATCCGTTGTTTGACGATAACCACGCATGGCTAAGTTAGTGACTCTTGATTTTTCCTCGTTGGTGAGGTTTGAAACAGACTTGTTTTTCTTTTTAGCAAACTCTTCAATCTGTTTGTCTATATATCCTTGCTCTTTCATTCCTAAAGATTTACGTAGGCTGTCATAGTCCTTAACTAAACGTGGAAAATAGTTCTCTACTTCATCAAAGGTATGACCTACTTCTTTTAATTGCTTGCCTAAGTCTTTAAGGACAGGACGTACAGCAATGTTAAAGTTATCAGCTAACTCAGGAGAAAAGGTTTTCATTACACCTGCGGCCTCGTCCAGTTCACCGTTAGCTAAGTGTCTGGATATGGTCTTGTGGGAAGTCTTAGGTAATTGTTTCATGCCTACAAAGAAAGGCTCTACTTTTCTAGAGTATGCCGCAGTGTTTACATGGGTGTTAAATTCAAACTCTCTTAGTCTATACTTTAATCCTTGATGTATGTTACCTATTCTTGTGGATAGAGAACCTAAGTATTTATCTAAGGACTTACTATACAAACGAGAGGTAGCTTGATCAGTCTGTATCATCTCATCTATTTTTCTTAGAGCAGATGTTTGGTTGGCAGGTATTCTTACTTTAGTACCTGTTCTTGTTTGGGCGGCTTTGACTGCCGCAGGGTTTATCTTGGCTTCCATTAAGACTTTCTCAACGTCCCTAATGCCACCGCCTTGAGAGATGTGTGTATCTATTTTGGCTTGGGCTTTCTTAATAAGCTTATTGGCTGACTTATCGCCTAAGACTTTACCGCCCTTAACCATGCCCATAGGAATTACTGCACCCAAGGTTGAACCTATACCTACATTTACTGGGTCTACTTCCCCTGTCATAGCCCAATCTTTAGCGGCTACTGCTGTACCACCTAAAGCCGCACCTGTAATACCTGCGGCTTTTACACCACCCCCTAGAGGAATAGCAGTTGTAGGATCAGCTAACATAGCGGCTACATTGCCGACTGTTCTGACTGTAGACTCTTCATTAGGCACAAAGTCTTGACCGTACTTTTCCTGTAACTGTCGGTGCTTAGTGTCTATAATCATTTCCCTGCGTTGTTCAGGGGTAGCCTGTGAGAACCCCTCACCGTACAGTTCATCAGGAGAACTATAACTAACAGCACTAAAATCATTAACACCTAAGTCAACGTGTATTTTACCTATAGGTAAATGAGACTCAAGCCACACACCTACGTCAGCAAGAAAACCTTGTTCCTCATCCCACCCATACTTAAACTGAGTCCAAGTATCATCTACTTGAGAACTACGATATTTCCCATCTACAATTCTTTCACCTGCTTTTGCTCCTTTACTCTGTAAGTTAGGGGAACTAGCAATGTCTTCATTAGTTAAGATATAACCAGATGTTACAGCGTCCTCTTCTTTAGAGTATACGCGTGATAGTTTACCGTTGATAATTTCGTCCCCTACAATCGCACCTTTGTTTCTTAGGTTAGGTGAGGACTGGATATCTTGTAAAGTTAAAGTATAAACTTCAGACACAAGCAGTCTCCTTAAGCATCTCCGAAGGGATCGTTGTTGTTGTTCTCTTCTTTTTCTTTAAGATCAGAACCAGAACCGCCTGTTCCGTACTTAAGAAAATTAAGGGCTATGTCTGCGGCCTTCTTTCTACCTATTTTAGGATTGGCCGCATAAAGCTCTTCCGCTTTGTTCATAAGAATTAGAACTCTGTTTTTATCATCTCCCCACCAAGCGTCACCTTTTCCAAAATAATCGCCAAATTTTTCATCTTGTTCAAACAACGCTTTATATATTTTTTGTTCCGTTTTAGTTAAAGAAGCTTGTGTGCCTGTCTCTTCAGGCTTACGTAGTTCTGCTCCTCTAGCTTTTATTATTGACCCTGCTTGGTCTTGAGAAATCCCTCCTCGTTGATAAGCATCAGCCATCTTTGGCAAACCTAATTCGGTGAGGATGTTATAGGTATTTTCCCTAACCTTAGCTTCCTGTTCAGACTCCGCTTGTTTCTCAGACGCGCTTACTTCAGCTTTTCTAATGTCTTCAATTCTTTTGAGTACCTTAACTGCCCCTGCTGTATCCCCAGTTGCCTGTAGGATTTTAGCAAGTTTAGCTAAGTCTTCAACATTGTTTTGATCAAGCTGAGACATGGCTAGTTGTAGTTTATCTGCGTGTGAAGGTGCACCACTTAACATTCCTCTCTGTCCTCGTTGCATAGGTACAGGATTGTTAGGGTTTATCCCTTGTCCACGTTGAGGGCCACCAGTAAAAAATTGTGCTAAATTTAAATCAACCATTATTAACCTACTCCCCCTTGAATGCTTGTGTCTTCCTCTTCGTCTTCATCATCACCACCAAACAGTCCTCCTAGTCCACCCAAGATGCTCCCTAATACACCGTTATCTTCTCCAAGATCAACGCCTAAAAGCTGTGCAATCATTTGTTCCTGACTTGTGGGCTGTGTGCCTAGTGCTTGTTGCATTAAGCCTTGACGTTGTGCTATCTGTAAACGATTAGCTAAATCAGCACCGCCCATGTAGGACTCAATACCTGCCGCACCTAGCTGACCATAAAGGTTAGCACCTTGTAACTGACCTGCGCTTGCAAGCTGTGCAGGGACTTGGCTTTGTCTTAGCATCTCAAGGGCTTGCTGTTGTGGCATATATCCTGCCTGTAGCATACCTGTGCCTAAACCTAAGTTTCCTTGCTGTAGTGCTTGTTGTATCTGTGCACTGGACATATCGGAACGCTGTAAGTTCATCAGGTCTTCTAGTTGCTGTCTACCCATTGTGTTACTTGCTTGTGTCCCTGCAAGACCTAAGTTAGCTAAGGCAGTACCTCGTCCAATACCTGCTGTCTCAAGGTCAGACGCTATACCTGCAAGCTGTCCTGCTGTTGTACCTGCGGTAGTAGCACGAGACAGTCCTTCACTACGTAACTGTGATTCAATCTGCTCTGCACTCAGTCCTAGCTGAGACAACTGTGTTGCCCTTGATTGTGAGGCAGAGTCAAGATCAGACCTAATTCCTGCCATCTGTCCTGCCGCTTGCGTTGTTTGCAAGCCTCTGGACAATCCTTCATTTTCTAGCTGAGACTGTATTTGATCAGCACTTAAACCTAACTGCGTCAACTGAGATGCTCGTGATTGTGCCGCAGATTGTAAGTCAGAGGAAGTACCTGCTAGTCCTGTAGTAAGTCCTGTTAAAGACTGAGCAGTCGCTAGTCCTTGCTGTTGTTCTGCCATAGCTTGCTGTCTAGCTGACAACCCTGCACGAGCCATTGCTTCCTGACGAGCAGTTTCCATAGCTAACAGTTCTGGGGAAGCACCACCGTATGCATCGGAGGAAACACCAGTACGTCCTTGAGCCAACATACGCTCCTCTAAAGCCAAACGCTGACGCTGTTCTTCAGGAGTCTGTGTTGCTCTAATAGACTCATATATGTCAGCCTGTCTTTGTTCGGGTGTAGAAAGAAGTCCTTGACCTGCTTGACCTGCTAGTCCTGCGTACTGTGAACGTAGAGCCTCTATGTCTGTAGGGGCTGACCTGTCCTGTAAACCTTGCATACCTAAGCCGTATACTTGACTAGCTACTTGAGAAGGTAAAGTGCTTGCGGAGTCTTGTAACCTGCTTCCTGCCTGTGAGGTAAGTAAGCCTTGTAAGCTACCAAAACCTTCCTGTCCTTGACCATATTGTCCTAGCCCTTGACTGCCTAAGCTAAGTGCCTGTTGTCCTAATGCACCAATACCTGCATCAGGTTGCTGACCTAAGTAACCACCAACTTGTCCTGCAAATTGACCACGTAGTTGATTAATGTCAGAAGGCTGTCCTGCTCTACCTAATTGTCCCTGTGCGCCTGAGATACCTGCTTGAGTTAAACCTTCCAAACCAGTAGGTTGACCGTACTGTCCCAGTGCTTGACCAAACAGACCACCCATTGCTCCGCGTTGTGCGGCTATGGAAGGATCATAAGAACCTGCTTGACCAAAGAATTGACCTGCTTGCCCTAGTGCTTGATTCTGTAATGCTTGTTGTTGTGGGCTAAGGTTTACGTTGTAACCACCTGTTGGATCAGTCTGTACTTGAGCAAGGTTACTTGTGACCGTGTAAGGTTTGAACTGAGAACCTTCAGAAACCTGTTGGCCTAGTTGTTGAGCCATCTCCATTCCTGCTAAACCTGAACGGTAAGCACCTTCTATATCCTTTTGGGAAGAATAGTAATCTCCTGCTCCCCTTAATGCACCTAACCAATCACCAGAAAAAAGACCACCTAATGCTGAACCCCAGTATCCTGCGTTACTGTCGGAAGGAGAAGTTCCACTAGGTATATCCAAAGGAGCATAAGGACTAGTGCCACCAGTACCAGTGTTACCACCAGTTAGCACAGGATCGTTAGCTATGCCTGTTGGTGGTACGTCTTGTCCTGTTTGTCCTAAATTAAGATCAGGATAACCAAGAGTATCTCCCATTGATGATCTAACCCAACTACTTCCTTCTGGAGGTGAGTATGCCCCACTAGGAGCCATGTAAGTTTCACCAGTATCAGGGTTTTCCCAAGGAACCATAGCTTGAGTGCCTATACCGTCACCTCTAGTAAAACCAAAGTTATTACCACCACCGCTTGTTGATGGCATCTTACCTAATGTTCTACCAAATTCAGACTGAAAATCTTCAGGACTGTAGTAAGTATTTGCCGCATCCCCTGTAAGACCAAACGCAGAGGAGTCTCGCATATACTGGTTTGTCTTTGGGTCATAACTAAATGTAGGGAAAATAGAACTACCATCAGAACCAACCTGTGCATTCTGTTGAGCCATTTGGTTCATCCAGTTGACATTGGCCTGATAGGGGTTTGGTTGTCCTAAATTAGGATCAGAGTAAAGACTAGGGTTGACATAACCACCCATATTCTGATCAATGTTCCCTGTCAGTCCTTGTTTGTAGGCAGAGGTTTCTCTAAGGTTAGGCAAGCCTCCTCCAATTTTTCTAAACATTGACATTAGTATGATCCTCCAGAAATAGTATCAGCAGTTATCGTGCCAGTGACATTTAAAGTAGTAGCTGTAACAGTTCCTGTAAACGTAGGACTAGCTGTGTCTGCTTTTGTTGCACTGGCTGTAGCAATATTATTAAATTCAGAATCTATTTCTGTACCTTTAACAATTTTATTTGGGTCTCCTGAACTTAGAGAGTCCTTAGTTGCAAAGTTAGTTGTCTTTGTATAATTAGACATTAGATAAGTCTCCCTAGTAAAGCGTGTATGTCAATTTTTTGAATAGAAAAAGCAGAAGCATTTATCTCAGCTTCAATGCCAATAGTTACAACCTCTCCGTTACCACTTGTGTTTACCTTTGGAGTATTCACAACTATAGACGCTGAGTATTCATCAGTTGTATTGTATTCCGAAACTCCATATTCAGCTAAAGCGGATGAACCAAAAACAAAGGCTTGTTTAGTGTAGCTTGAAGTATAGTCATAACCCCAGTTAAGAGTCGTAGGGGTGTTTTGTCCACCTACAATAGTTAAGTTAAACTTCTTTAAAAACTTAAGGTTTGATGTGTTGCCAAAATCCATTGCATTACTAAAGTATCTCATTTGATATTTAGTAGCACCATCTAAGTAAGAGGCATACTTTACAATTCCTGAGTCTATGCCCATATAAAGTTCACCTGTCTCCTGTACGGAAAAAGACAAAGGATATAAAGCAGACCAAGTAGTTGCTCTGTTAGAACCGTCCTGTAAAGTAGTTCGCATATCAAAACAATAAACTATGTTACTGTTTGGAAAAGTAAGTAAGTAAAAAGAATCTTCAGGGGAATATACAGATTTAATAGCATACGTTTGTAAAGGCAGTAAAGCCAGTAAGTCACTTCTTACATTCTTACTAATGTCTCTCATAGGTAGAGACTTTTCTTGTATTGTCCTACCAAAGCTACGTACACCTGAATCAGATAGGAATATAATGTCCGTACCTGTTTGTTGTACAGAGTCACGAGCAATACAACCAATACCCTCTATGGTGTCTGTAAGGGTCATAGAGGCAGGAGAGGATGCCCCTGAGTACACAAGTATAGACTTCTTACCAAAGATGATTAGGAAGCCATTGTGAGCCGCTAGTGCAGTTATCTCATCAAAACCAGTGGGCCATACAGTAGTAATATCTATTGACCCTGAAGAACCCCCTGTCCACGCGTGTCCTGTTAATAAATCAGACCAGTAAACAGTGTGCTTATTGCCTGTAACATCCGCTACCCAAAGCCTACCAAATGCAGACAGGACTTCATTACCATAAGGAGGTGTTCCTGTGGCGTGTGAGTGGCTTGAGAACTTCTCAAGAACTCCTGATCCACTTTCATCAGTATAGATTAAGGGTTCATGTCCTCTTTGGAATAGATAAGCGTGATCAGCTAATGACACAATCTTCCAATTATTTCCTGAAGGGGAATAACTAGAAGGTGTTATGTCCGTTAAAGTTGTAGTCCCTGAGAATATTTTATTGTTACCTGCTGATAGTACAACCTTATCACCTGAAGTATCAATATATTCATATATAGTCTCTATGCCACGACTTGAGCCTAGAACGGATGAACCATTAGAACTAACAGCAGTCCAACCTTTCCTTGCACCTACTCTGCCTAACTTATCTATTACACAGTTGTCCGCAATGGAAGCATAGGAAGGATCAATGCCAACAGGAGAATCCTGAGTATTTATACCCAAGAAAGCAGGTGCGGCTATAGTAAGGTTTTGTAGTTGTTGAGCCATTTAAGAATACCAGATGTTTTCTTCAGGATGTTGAGATGCATCTATAGCTATAGCATCCGCTAACGTATTGTCCGCTAAAGCAAACAACTCAGCCGCGCTTGTTCCTCCTGTTTCCCCTCGCTCTCTTGCTCCCAATGCTGTAGCTAGTTGTACTACAGGAGAGGAAGGAACACCAAGTCTTTCTGTGTCCGTTGTGAAATCCTCTGTACGCAACACTACGTTGAACCTTAACTGATAAACACCATCAGGCTTAGGGTAGACATCTACACCATTATCGCCATTTGCATCTACACCGTTAAAGCTATAGAATTGAGGTGAGCCTAAAGGTGGAGTCTCTATTAAGAAAGCATTGTCCATCCAACGAGAACCACGGTACTGCATAAAGAAATCAGAGGTGTCATTAATGACATCCAACACTTTCATTCTGTTTTGTGAACCAGTTAGGATATAGTTAAAACTAGTAGTGTCTGTAGAGACTGTCAATGTGGTACGCAAAGCTGTCCAATCGTAGGAATCTTCCACTGTACGTTTTGCATCATTGACAAACTCTCCTATAAGTTTTGAATAGCTATTCTGTGAGACTGAAGATACTTCGTCCTCTCGTAGTCTCCGCAGTACACTATTTACAAGCTGTAAGTAAGTCATTATTATTCCTATGCGATTGTTGACTGAAACGTGGATTCAAAAGGGTCGCGGTATTCCACTTCCTCAAACTCTGGTAAATCTACACCCACTTGTGTTTTAAATTTAAAGAGATCATCAGAACCAGTACCTGCGGATTGTAACAAAGCACCTGCTCCTGCTCCTCCTCCTGCTCCTATACCACCTAATGATATATTTTCAAGTATTCCTTCAAGTAAGTCTTTTAATGGCTGTAGGATATAATCATCAAAGGCTCGTCCACCTGCTCGTAGGGTGTCCTCAATGGACGGCCCAATTTCCTCTAGGAACTCTTTGACAGGTTGCATGGCTTCCTCCATGCTTCCACCTACTGCACGTACTGCATCTTCAATAGGCTCACCAAAGGCTTCAATGGTTTCCTCAAGAGGGTGTAAGTATTCGTCATCAAACTCACTTCCTGCTTCACGTACTGTCTCCCACACAGGACGCACTGTATCCGCTACACCAGACCCTGCTTCCTTTAGAACATTAAAGAGTTCCTCCGAACCTTCCAGTACACCACCTGCCATTAATTCTACAGCATCTTTAATGGGCTGTAGGACAGCATCATCAAAGTCCCTACCTGCTTCACTGAGCCATTCAGGGACAATGTTGCCTTCAAATGTACCATCCTCTCTAATGTACTGTGCAAAGCCTGAAAGTACAGCATCATCTAAATCTTCACCGTTAGCAACCTTACCTACTACGTTGGATAAAGCATCAGCAAAAGCATCCCTATCCATTTCTAAAGCATCTAAAGACTGACCTAAAGAAGAGTCTGCGTTAGAAAGAATGTTATCAAGGTAACGACTTGTTACTGTCTCCGCAATGGCTTGTGTAGGGTCTCCTGTAATAGCACCCTTAAGTAATGCATTGGTCTGAGCATAAGTTAAATCAACACCGCCTATTGATAAACCATGTCCTGCGTCCTTAACACCATCCACAGTGCTAGGGGCTTTAGTGTACCCTGCTTTCTCAAGACCTGCACTAGCTAAACTAGCCCAATCCCCTGCGTGTAAAGTTTCCCCTGATACTCCTTTAGCGGTTGTTAGGATAGCTGTACCATAAGGGACAAACATGGCGGCAACTTGTAACACAGGATGATTTAATATATTTTCAGCAGGTTCAAAGATAGTAGAGTATGTCCCTACTTCTCCGTAGGCTACATAGTTACCGTTCTTATCTCCTTCCGTCATTCCAAAAAGCCTATTAGTAGCGTCCCCTGATCCTGTAGTCAAGTAATACTTTTTACCTTCTATTTCTCTATATAGAGGTATATTGTTGTCCTGTATGTAGGAAACAAGTTTATCTGCTTGTCCTTGTAATGCAGGATCATTGACACCACTATATCCTGCTCTAGCAAAATCAGCAGGGTCGTAGTTATTATAATTGTATGTCTGTGCTGTTTCTTCTCTTTGAGACTCAGTTTCCGCAAAGACATTAGCATAGTTAGCTAACGCTTCCTCTGCACTATCATATGTAGCCGCTGTTCCATAGTCAGGTGTGCTAATAGAAGGAAGACCTGAAATCCCTGTAGTATCTGTAGTATCTGTAGTACCTGAAGCCTTGGGTGTAGGGACATGGAAATACTGTATAACATTCCCATTGCTATCTGTTTGTGCTTTATTATAATAATCTGTTTTTACAGGACTATATAAAGGAGGCGTAGTCGGTTTAGGTGCAGTTTCTTTTGGCTGTTCACTGCTTTGACGAGGAGGGTCTGTATACAACGAAGGATCAACACCCGATGAAACAGGAGTTTGTGTTTGTTCTTTCTGTTGTCCTGCTCCTCCTAAGTAATCAGAGAAAAGACTATCAGTAGTTCTTGTGGGTTCTAAGACATTAGGAATGTTTGAGCCTACACTTTTCTTAGGTTGTATTTGTCCTAAGTGTGGATCAGAAAACAAAGAAGGTCGTGTCTTCTTAGGTGCTGTAGTAGACTTAGGTATTACAGTAGTCTTAGGTGCTACAGTAGTCTTAGGTGCTACAGTAGTCTTAGGTGCTACAGTAGTCTTAGGTGCTACAGTAGTCCTAGATTTATTATCCCTTAAAGGAACATCAATAGAACTAGGAAAGATGTCTTCCTTTCTAAAACTAGAAATCATTTCCCAACTCCTTTAATTCTTTCTAAGGAACGCATTGTTCCAAGACCTAACATTCCCATAAGAACTGGTAACATAACTGAAGTATCAGCCTGTGGTATAACAAAACCAAAACCTGCGGCTAGTGGAGAGACTAGAAAATTAACACCAAAACCTAAGACACAAACCCATCCAGTAGCAGGTCTCCAACCAGACTGAAACCAATTACCTTTGGCTTCCTCTTGGTTAGTCTCTATTTGAGCAAGAGCAATTTCCTGCGCCTGTCTAGTTGCAAGAGTAGCTATTTCATGCGCTAAGATTGCTTTTTGATCTTTGTCTTCAATAAATTTATCCAACAAAGAAGTAACAGGGGCTATCAAACTAGCTAAGATACTCATATTATTATACCAGATTCTCAGTCAAAAGTCAAGCTATTTCTTTTTCTTAATTAGTTTTTGTACAGTCTCAGATTCATATATTCTAATACCTAACCATACTATTGTAAACAACGATGCTGTAGGTGGCAACCAAGCGGCTAATGAAAAAATTCCTGTTGATGCCGCAAGTACATCCAATGTATCCTTTGATTGTTCGTCTAACATCTTTAACATCCTTTTATTTACTTTTTATTCAATGGAACAGTAGTAACTGCCCTCAGTACAACAATACACCCTGCAATCACAGAACCTATGACCGCTTGGCTTGCTTGGCTCACTGGTAGGAACCCTATGTATCCTTGCAAAAGCGAGAGTACAGCCAGTGCAATACTAAACTGTACGGTCTTTGATTTAAGTGCTTGTAAGATAGTCATTTACGCCTCCAGTGCGCTTATACGTGCTTCAAGTTCTTGAATGGTTGCGACCAATAGCGGTACTAGCTTGCTCTGGTCGATGCCTTGGTAGTCAGGTACTTCACGCTCACCCATAACTTGTGCTGTAGTTTCTCTCCAGAGTTGTCCATCTTCTAACTCTGATGGTTGCTCT